GCACAAGCTTTAAGAAGGAGCTTCTTGAGCGAAAGCACGACTTCAATGTAACCTCTGGTCATACATTTAAGCTTGCTCTCTTCACTTCTGCTGCCACTCTGGGTGCTTCCACTACAGCCTACACCACCACTAACGAAGTTGTTGGTACAGGCTATACAGCCGGTGGAGTTACACTTACTAACATTGACCCCACTTCTAGTGGCACTACAGCATTCATTGACTTTGCAGATGCTACGTTTTCCAGCGCAACTATCACTGCTGCTGGTGCTTTGATTTATAACACCACCACTGATGGTGGCTCAGCTACAACTAACGCAGTTGCTGTAATTTCTTTTGGTGGAGATAAGACATCCACCAATGGTGACTTCGTTGTCCAATTCCCAGTAGCAGACGCAACTAACGCAATTGTAAGAATTGCTTAAGGAGTAGTCCTGTGGCTACAACTACACTCTCTGGAGCCAGATATGGCATAGGGAGATATGGTGCTGTAAGTTACGGCGTAACTAGTGTTACTCATGTTCCTGATGGAATAGAGGCAACCAGCGCCGTAGGCAGCATCACTGTTATTGCTAAGGCTGTCACTTCCCTTACGGGGATATCAGCTACGGCAGATATAGGCAGCGTTGTTGTAGCGGCTAAGGCCGTTGCTGTTGTAACTGGTGTAGAAGCAACAGGCAGCGTTGGTAGCTTATCTGTAGCTGCTGCTGCAAATACTTCACTTACTGGAGTGGAAGCTACAGCCAGCGTAGGAAGTATTAATGTAGCAGCTAAAGCTGTTGTTCCAGTATCTGGTGTTGAGGCTACAGGAAATGTAGGAAGTACAACAATAGCTGCTGCGGCCGTTGCTGTTGTAACTGGTGTAGAAGCAACAGGCAGCGTTGGTAGCTTATCTGTAATAGGGGTTGCTAATATTCCACTTACTGGAGTGGAAGCCACAGCCAGTGTAGGCAGCATCACTGTAGCAGCTAAGGCTGTCACTTCAGTAACTGGAGTTGATGCAACAGCCTTCATTGGATCTGTTGAGGTGGTGGCAAAAGCTGTTGCAGCAGTAACAGGTGTATCAGCTACGGCGAGTATTGGAAGTGTCAGTATAGCGGTTGGTGTTGTTATACCGCTTGAGGGTGTATCTGGTATAACCCAGCTTGGTAGTGTTACAATAACTACTACATCATTTAATTATGCTGCTGTCGCTTCTCAGTATTTTAGAAACAGAACAGTATATGTTGAGAGACATACGCTCAGTAAAGACAGGACAGTGATGGTGGCACAGGAGATTAGGAAAGTTTATGTTGAGGCTAGATCCACTACAGGAATGCGTACATCTCATGTGTCCTTGTTACCAAGAAAAGCGTACATGTATAGAAAGACAACTTCTTCAGATAGAAGTGTGCTAGTAGCTTAAGGAAAAATAATGTCGTTTAGATGGCCTAATAAAGATCCAGATGAAATTCTTGACTTCAGTGTAGACTGGTCTAGATGGTTAGGCACTGCCACTATTAGTTCTGTTGTTTGGTATGTGGACAACTCTTCTGGAGTTAAGACAGCCATCACTGCTGGCAACACAGTGAATGGGATACAGAATGTAGCCCAGACAATTAGCGGAGATGTTGCCACCATCAATCTTGGACTAGGCACAAATAACACAGAATACAAATTCACCTGTAGCATCACTGACAGTGTAGGAAATGTTGTAGAGCGTGTAATAAGACTTAGAGTTAAGGAACAATAATATGGCTTACAATTTTCTTGACCTAACTAACGAAGTAAACAGAAGCTTTAATGAGGTTGAGCTTACCTCTTCTAATTTCTCTACAGCCACAGGATTCTACGCTAAAGTTAAAGACTCAATCAACACAGCTATTCGTGATATCAATCACACCCACTATGAGTGGCCTTTCAATCATGTACTAGCAGAGGAAACCCTGTCTGCTGGAACAATCAGATATGCATATCCAACTGATGCAAATACACTTGACTATGATACTTTTAGAATTAAAGAAGATGCTACTCTTGGGAACAGGACAATTAAACTGTCTTCTATTTCATACGAAGATTATCTAGACCGATACATCGATCACGAATACACAACGGATACAAACAAAAGGACAGTGCCTACTTTTGTCTTTCAAACACCTAGCCTAGAATACGGTGTTGTTCCAGCCCCTGATCAAGCATATGAACTATTGTATGAGTATTACAGAGTACCTGTTGATCTAGAGAGCTATGATGATGTTCCTGATATTCCTGAAAGATTCAGACATGTCATTGCAGACGGTGCTATGTTCTACGCTTATATGTTCAGAAGCAATGAGCAATCTGCTAACATGTCCAAACAGAAATATGAAGAAGGCATAAAGCGTATGCGTAGCATGCTCGTCAATCGTTACAGCTATGTAAGATCGGGCATGATTATTCCTGCTAGTAACTCCGTTAGATCCTTTGGGGACAGGGTTAAGTAACATGGCAGACGCTTGGAAGACTTACGCCTTTGAGTTTGCTGGTGGACTCGTATCTAATCTTTCGCCATTACAACACGGTGTTAGGCTCCCCGGCAGCGCCCGTATTCTTAAAAACTTTGAGCCTTCTATTAATGGTGGGTACAGAAGAATAGAGGGATTTACTAAACTCTCTAGCAGCTTTGTTCCTGCCTATGATGAACCTCTAGTACATGGAAGCGCTCAAACAGGAACTACATTAGTAATTGCCAACATCTATAGCACTCCCGTAGAAGGGGGAACCTTTACTATTGCTGGAGTGGCTGGTACATACACCATTGCAACAGGTGGAGTATCTTATGACAGTAGTTTTAAGAGAGCTACACTCACTCTAACAACTTCTCTTGCGTCTAGTCCCGCTGATAAAGCTGCTGTCACATTTACTTCCCATGTAGGGACAGTGCTAGGTGTGGCTTATTGGAGCAGCAGAGCTATTGCTTGCAGGAACGGAAGCATATATTCCTCTACAGGCAGTGCTTGGACTAAAATTAGCAAGCCTTCCTATGGGACAGTGTTAGTTAATGGCGCAGGGCAGACAGGAGCTTCTCTTGCTGTGGACGGACTAACTGTTGCCCCTAAGATTGGTGACACCTTCAGCGTTGCTGGTATAGAGAAAGTTTATACTGTAACGGCTAACGCTACACTAGCAAGTGGTGGAGCCACTGTAGCTATAAATCCCAACCTAGCTTCCAGCCCCGCCGATAACGCAGCAGTTACTTGGCTGTCCTTAGACAGAAGCAGCGCACTAAAAACAAGATTTGCTAAATATAGAATTGGATCTGTAGAAAAGATTGCTGGGGTTGATAGCTACAATTACCCATTCATTTATGACGGTACAACTTTCTCTGAAGTAACTGGAACTACAGATGTTGAGGGGGCTGAGTTTGTTGTCTTCCATAAGAATCAATTATTCTTTGCTGTTGGACACAACTTAGTATTCACTGCCCCTTATACCGACACAGACCTTACGGCTGCAAATGGCTCAGGTATTATTTCTGTAGGGGCTAAAATTACTGGGTTGATTGTCTTTAGAGATATTTTAGTTATATTCACTGAAAGAACAATTAGCCAGCTAACAGGAAATACAATTTCTGATTTTGTTCTACAGCCAGTGACAAGGAATGTTGGTTGCATAGCCACTGATACCATTCAAGAGATTGGTGGAGATTTAATTTTCTTAGGGCCAGAGGGATTAAGACTTTTTGGTTTGACAGACAGAGTAGGCGATTTCAATATAGGGCTGGTATCTAAGCCGATACAGAAAGAGATGACTGATTTCATTTCATCTTGTACCAGTTTCTCTAGTGTAGTTATTAAACAGAAGTCTCAATACAGGCTTTTGGGATTTAATACAAACACTAAAGCTGCTAGTTCTAGGGGAATCATAGGTACGCAGATGACTAGTGATAACACTAGTAATATTTCTTGGGCAGAACTTGCAGGATTCAAAGCCTATGTAGCTGATTCTTATTACGACAATAAAATAGAAACTGTTTTATTTGCTAACACAGACGGCTATGTTTACCAAATGGAAAGCGGAAACAGCTTAGACGGTTCTGACATCATTGCTTCTTTCGCCACTCCTTTTGTGTTCATGGAAGATGCAAGAATTAGAAAGACAATGTATAAGTTCTTCCTGTATACAGATCCGCAGGGAAGTGTGTCAGTGGCTGCCAATTTAAAATTTGATTTTGACACCCTTGGAAGTGTTCAACCCAATCCAATTACGCTGAGCAATGTAACATCTTCTGTAGGATTTTACGGCACAAGTGTAGCAAAATATGGTACAACTACATATGGTACTAAGCTGAAGAAACTTTTTGAAACACAAGTAATAGGATCGGGATTCTCTGTATCTCTGCAATTCACATCAGAAAGCACAGATC